TCAACACGGCTCTGGTGTGATTTAACGTAAGAGGGATCCCCCCACCTCACACATGGCCCCGCACTGCGGGGTTTTTCTTTGTTCGTATCGTGTAGTTGCAGGGGGTTGGTTGCTCGCCTGCCTGCAGGGTGGTTGGGGGAGACAGAATGCGCTCCCCTGCTGCCTGCCTTACTCTGGCTACGTAGCAACCTTGTTTACCTATGGCCCAGCGTCAACTTGACCGTCTGCTAGAAGTAGCAGCTAGGAAAAACAAATTAACAAAGAAAGTGGTTGAGCTAGATGGTGATGACTTCACTTTTTGGCACAAGCCAATGACGATTGCGGAATACACGGAAGCGAAGGCAAAATCAAAAAATCCTGAAGATGCGCTAGAAGCCGCTATCAGGTTGTTTGTCTCTAAAGCATTAGACGAGTCAGGCACGCCGCAATACCAGTCAGACGCCATCCCGGTGCTGCAAAAAGTGGTGCCGATGGACTTAGCCAGCAGATTGGTTGGCGCATTGCAATCAGGCGATGAGGAGGAGGATGAGCCTGTACATCTGAATATCAAAAGCGATCAAAAGCCAGCTAAAAAAGGATAATCAGCTAATGGCTGAGTTTTATGTCGCAAAAGAATTGCACATGACGCTCGGCGATCTCAGGTCAAAAATGACCTATGAAGAGCTGTGGCTTTGGTGCGCTTATTTTGGCGTTATCAATGATGAGCAAGCCGACCAGATGAAAAAAGCACAAAGCCGCCGACGCTAAACTGAGGCATCGGCGGTTTTTTTGTGGCTTCAGCTCCCGTTGATATTCCCATTAGGGTCAAAGGTCTATCTGACCTGCAGAAGCTAGAGCAGAAGATGGAGCAGCTCGAAAGAGAAGTCTCCAAGCTGAATGCAAAGCTGCCTAAAGCGTCCAACAATATAAAAAAGACAGGCCGAGCAGCAGCATCGGCAACGGGCAATGTTCAGCGTTTAGGAATTGCGTTCCGTACGACGCTTGCACCAATTGTTGCCATTACTGGCTCAATTGCTCTGATGAGCAAAGCATTGAACACGGTCGGTGGCCGTAATGCAGAGCTGGCGGCGTTAAAGAATGGCCTGGATGGGTTGGTTGATAGCAGCGACGCAGCAGCGGAAGCACTGCTGAAAATTGCCGATAAAAGCGGGAAGGCAACGCTGTTTGATGAGGAGGATTTCACGGCGACATTCAAGCTGCTGACATCGTTCAGGAATATTGGTGTAGATGCCTATGACCGCGTGTCGATGGCTGCAGCTGATATGGCGCAGGTGATTGGCACTAAGCCGAAAGAAGCAGCAATGCAGTTGGCCAAGGCCTTGGAAGATCCATCCAGGCGCGTCACGGATTTGGCTCGATCTGGAACGGTCTTTACTGAACAGCAGAAGGAGCAGATCAAGGCGTTGCAGCAATCGGGTGATTTGCTTGGCGCTCAGGGAATCATTTTGGCTGAGATTGAAAAGCAATATGGCGGTGCGGCCAAAGCTGCTGGCGCTTCTGGGTTTGCAGGTGCCCTAGATGGTGCGGGTGAATCGTGGCGTGATTTCTTGGAGGCGCTTGGTCAATCCAATGAATCAGGTGCAGTTGCATTCCTGAATGGCATTAGCAAAGGGCTTGATTTTTTAACGCAGAATTTTGACGTAATAAGTGCTGCTGCCAGTGCTGCCATTGAGGTTCTTGTTGCGCCGTTTAGGGCAATGCAAGAAGGCATCCAATCTGTTGTAGGTCCAATCAAAAATTTCGAAGGCATTTTTCGAGGGACGTTAGGAGTAGTCACCAAAATCCTGACGGACCTAACTCAAAACATTCTTGGCCCAGTCTTTAAATTTGTTGGTCAAAAAATTGGTCAAGTTATCAACTGGTTAGCTGGCCTTGTTGGTGCTGTTGGAACGGCCATGGAAGGCATTGTTTCAAATATCACAGGTGCGCTGCGGCTTATTGGCCGTGCAATGGAGGCATTCATTAACGCTACGCCAGCGGCGTTGCTTCAGTTATTTGGCATTAATGCCGGTGCTGCAGCTTCTAGCGCTTTGAACAGCTTTGCCGATGGTATTGACGACATGGCTGCCTCTGTAGGTAACTATGCGTCCGAACTGAAAGAGGCCTACGCAGCAGCACAAAAGGTTCCAGGCCTTGATTCTTCTGGCAGCTCTACAAATCCGTTTGCCGGTGCTGGACCTAAAGGTGCTGCTGGCATTGTCGAAGAGGGTGGATCAGGCAAGGGATCAAGTGCAGCTGCAAAAGCAGCAGACAATGCAGCAAAGCAATTAAAGGCAGCAGAAGAACGCCTGATTAAAGCTGAACAGCTGGTAGCGAGGCTGCAAGACATGAACAAGTTGGAAGAAATTCAGCTTGAAAAAACTCAGGCAATCGTCAACATTGAGCGGGAGTATGCCGAGTTAATTGCCAAGGCCGCTACGGGAGAAGAGGCAGCGGCACTTAATGCGGCAAAGAAATTAGAGCTTCAAGCCGCTGGTCTAGAAGCAACCAAAGCTGAAAATGATTTGCGTGAAAGCGCCCTAGGTGGCATTGAAGAAGAAATTAAAGCGCTAGAGGCACGGGTAAATGGAACTGAAGATGTATATAAGCTTGAAAAGCAAATCAAGGATTTAGTTGAATCTGGTGGGGGTACTGTCAGTGAAGCACAAGCGCGTGCATTAGTTAATCGAAAAACGGAATTACAAGAGCAAGTCAAAGTCGCTGAACAACTCAAGCAGTCTTACGAAAGTTTGGCAGACAGTATTTCCGGCAGTTTGACTGGGGCATTTAAAGACATCATTACCGGTTCCAAGTCGGCGGAACAAGCATTGTCTGATGCGTTTGCAAGCATTGCTGATGCTTTCTTGGACATGGCAATGAAAATGATCCAAGAGTGGCTGAAGATGCAAATTCTTGGGATTTTTACAGGTGGTCTTGGCGGTGGCGGTGGCAGCCCACTTAGTGAAGTTGGCAGTTCGACTGGCGCATTCAATAGCGGGGTTGGCGGGATCTTCCCAACCAATCCAGCGTTCTCGTATGAGGGCGGTGGATATACCGGCAACGCACCACGCTCAGGGGGAATTGATGGCAGAGGTGGCTTCCCTGCAATCCTTCATCCCAATGAAACCGTTGTCGACCACAGCAGCGTGATGGGCAAATATTCTGGTGGGGGTAGCAGTTCAAATGGCGGCAGCAAAACAATCCGTTTCGAGTCAACAGTGATCAATAACGTGGAATACGTCACCACGGAGCAAGCAATGGCAATGTCTAGGCAGGCCGCTGATGACGGGGCCAAGCGTGGAGCAGCAGGCGGCCACGCCAAGTCGATGTCAACGCTGCAAAATAGTCGTAGCCAACGTTCCAAGCTGGGGATGCGATGAGCAGTTTTATCAGAATCGGGCAGTACATAGAGTTGTATTACATCAAGCAAATCAGCGGAGGAAAAGCGATTGTCTACCAATATCAAAATGCCTTTGTTGATCGTGCTGATAATGGCCACAATTTTTTGAGCTTCATATATCAGGGGGCGGCAAGAAACCGAACAGGAGACAACCTGACGGCCAGCATTGTTTTGTCATCCAACAGGATTAGTATCACACTTGCTAAAGCTCTTCTGAATCGACGTCATTACGCGATGGTGACCACAAATCAATTCGATAATGCAGGCAACATCGCTCGAATGTTAAGCCGTGAATATTGGACAATTTCCAGTGTCACGTATGATTCACAAACAGTCGAGTTGGTGCTCTCAAGTGCGATTGATGCTGTCGGCGCTCAAGCACCAAACACAACTTTGACCCGTGATCGTGTCGGCAACTTGCCTGTTACGGCCGATATTTTTGTGAAATGATTCATCCGTTTCATTTAATTGGCTACCCATACCGTCTGGGTGCTACGCCAGAAAAACATGGTGCAGCTGACTGCTTTAGCCTGGCTCAAGCAATAGTTCGCTGGCACGGTGTAGAGATGCCGGAAGCTCAACGTTCGTGGTATCGACGCCTAAGAAACAAGGACTATTCTGTTTTCAAAGAAGAACTTGATCGTTGGGGCACACAAATATCAACGCCTATGATGGCGACAGTAGCACTTTGCCGTTCCGCCTACGGACTCGGCTTGGCAACCTATTTTGAGGACGGATGGATTTCATACGTAGAGTCGGAGGTCAAATGGAGCCCCGTCGGGGCTTTGGACCCCGTAGCGCTTTACTGCCGTACGAAGTAGATATTTGCCAAAATCTTGGTTTAACAGCTGAGGAATATCTGGAATTTTTTGACGCTGCTTATAAATACGTCGAAAAACGAAAAGAAGAATATGAGCTGATCCCAGATGTAAGAAACGAGCCGACCACAATCCTGGTTAATATTGTTATTGGCATTGCATTGACAGCAATCAGCGCAGCACTTGCGCCAAAACCAAAAACACCAAAAGAGAAACCGCGCTTAGATATACCTTCAGAGCAAGGCCGGACACGATATGCAAAATCTTCCGATTTTAACGGTGTTCAACAACTGGCAACTTTAGGGCGAATTATTCCCTTGGTATTTGCTGATCAAACAAAAGCAAATAATATCACTGTTGGAGGAATAAGAATTGACACTGATCTGGTTCATTCACAATTAACATCACTTGGTACGAATCAAGTCTTTGCTGGCATTTTAAATATATGTCTGGGAAAGTTAGCGGTAAAGCCTGACTTTGATGGCTTTGCCTTGGGTGATTTGTTGCTTCGTGATTTCTCAAAGTACAAACTGCAACTTTACTTTTCCAACAAATCAAGAAACAATCGGATTACCAAAGAGGACAAATACGATCGCTCTAAACTAGAACTAGTAAGTGATAGCAGCGAAACGGATAGGTTCAGTGTCATAGCGCACACCTCTCCTAACAGTCGCTCATTTCAGCCCTGGTTCAGCGGCACTAGAACACCCTCAACCAATACACAGTTTGGGGCATATAGCCCGCTGTCAAATGGGCACATGTTCTACATCCCGTACGAACTAATTATTGTCCCGGATGACGGCGGCAACCGAAACAAGAAAATAGCAAAAGCTAAGCGAAAAAAAGTAATTACACCATTTCCTAGATACAGCGGAATTACAAAAATTACGGGAAACACTGCGACTTATACAGTAGGCAATGGTTCGATTAGTAAAGACGATTATGATTTTCGCGATTGGGGTGTCAAAGATGTCAACAGCACTATTAACGAAAGCCGAATCAGAGCAGACGAAATCCTGCAAGTAACAGAACTATTTTTAATTGGAGACACACTTGCAACCTGTGTCGAACGGCCAGATGATATTTGGCAAGATCAAGTTTCAACTAATTTTGAATATAAATTTAATACTGAGTCTAGGGTTCCTGCGAGTATGCGTATTGATGATTTACGCGAAACTGACCCTAATGATGGCGACACCTTTTTTCCTTGGGACGGCCCTGTTGTAATGAAAGCTGCTATCGGCAGCATTGCAAACAGCCGACCATGCAACATCACCGAGATTGGCATTAAGTCCGAAGTCTGGCGACAGATGACGAACAGCGCAAATTTTCAGGAGCATCCATCCCTAGAAACTGTTCAAAAATACGACGAAGACGGTGGGCAAATTACCTTGGGTACGGTAACCAAATATATAAAACGATGGACTTTTTTCAAGCTAGAAGGCCGTGCTTTAGGAGCAGAAAATTGGTTGCCTTTGACCGATTCACCTTTTGCTATTTGCGGCAGTACACCGGTTTCCCAGTACAACACCATTGCAATTAGACATCCAGATGCTGACCCAATTTCAATGCATGAATATAGATTTATCCCAGTCCCTGGTTCCAATTTTTACTCAAAAGTTCTAGGCAATGTATCCCAAAGCGTACAGGTTTATCGCCTCGATGGCGGCAACTTTTGGAACACAAGATCCGACAGAAATACAATAATGTTGAACGGTTATTTTGTTGACTACACAGGCAGAACAGAGAATTTGACTGTAGATGATTTTACTAACAAAGAGTGGATATTTGGCGGCAATGCTTTGCCAATTACAACCGGACCATTAGCAGCATTAGATTCGAACAGTGTTGGCGACGGCATACCAACCTATCAAGAATGGGTAGTTAAATTGTCAAAAAGAGAATACAGCGAAGAACCATTCAACGAGCGGATGGTTTTGATTGGGCCAACTGTTGAAAGACAGCAGTGGATTTGGAATGGGGCCGTAATTGCAACAACAAACAATCAAGGACAAACAAGAATTCAGGTAGAAGAAAATGGCAAGCTGTTTCGCTACACAAGGGAACAACTAGTGCGGCCGTTTCTACCGCAAGAATTTGTTCCAAGTCCTCCAGGAGAACGCCTAGAGTTTGACAATGAGGACGTAACAGCTGGTACGAGTGATACTGTCGGCTTCACTCCTTATTATGGCGTCGTTAAAAAAAGCACCAATTTTTATCAATATTGGTGGGCCGGAAGATTGGTAGCAACTGCAAATAACAAGAACGGCAGAGCAACTGATTCTACGGATGCATCCATTCAATACGAAGCCAGTTCTGATTGTCGTGGGAATACAACTAGCTTTGTAGACGATCCACTAAACCAAAACCAATACAACAAATCTGCTTTAAATACTTTAATTACTGGAGCTAAAAAAGTCGGAGATCAGACATATGATTTCTACTATCGAGGATCATATTTAGGCCGAGGTAGGCCAGGTTTTGTGTACCTTAAAGTCAACAGTAACCCGGCCGAAGGTCGTTGGAGAATAGATACACTAAAGCAGAACGAAAGAAAGGGTGAGTTTAAATACGTTGGAAAATATCGGGACATTATTAATAATCCCACGGTGGCTGCTGATGCCTCTGTTGTTAATGGGATTTATCCCGATTCCAACGGTCAATGGAATTGGTTTTTCTTTGGTAAGCGTATTGCAGGACCTGGTACCAGCAACCCTAATCAAGGCCCGGACGGCACTGTAATTGATGAAGCGGGCAATCGATACTCAAGAGACATTGTCACCAGCCCTGCGTTTGCAGGACCTGGTGTTGAATACCCTGAACCTTCGCAACAACTTCATCCCGTTTGGTTTATTGAACGTTCTGAACCATTAACAAACATTGAGGAGCTATGGTCAGTCTCCTTTAAGTATAAAGTAGTTACACCAGAGATATGTTCCATTAAACGCTTTGCGTTAACCGCTGGACAAGAGGGCAAATATGGCATCACAAAAGAAGTTTTTACTACATTTACAGTTGATCCAATAGAACCTACCGGCGAGTTGGCGCCCGTCATTCCAGTTGACCGAATTGATTATGAGGAAGCTGATTTGGCAACTGTGCGCATGTATCGCTACCCAAGCCCTGACGATATAAACAATATTGTTTATGCAACATGGCAAATTGAAACTAAAGGCGACAGTTATGTACTCGATGAGTGTGTACAGTTCGGGCTTGATGGAATGGGCATTCCGTCAAACTTTGTCAGAGGTATTCTTGCGCCAACAACAGGAGAAACAACAACTGAAGATTACGAAGAATTTATCAGAGAAGATAGAAACTACTTTCAATTAAATGCTTTAAGCGATTACTTCATCAATAATACGGATCGATCCAGCCATCAAGATAATCCCGAGAACGAAATCGTCTTTGTTAATGAAATTATTCCTTCAGATGATACTGCCGGTCCACAATTCAATGATCTTGCAATATGTGGCCTTAAGCTTACTAATTCAAAGGAATGGTCAAACCTTAGCAATCTTTCAACTTATATCAAAAAAGGTGTTGAGGTCGAGCGCCTATTTGCTCGTGATGGCATAAATGCTGGGGAAAGGGCACAGACCAACTTGTTCCCTGAGATTGCTTATGCGTTGCTCACAGACAAGCTGTTAGGCGCTGGAACATTGATTGGAGCAGAATCGGTCGATAAAGACGCAATGGTTTTGGCTGCCCAGTTCTGCGAGGCTAACGGCTTTTATTGGGACGGCGTCATTGGTCAGGAACAAAATCTTCGAGAATTTATTTTTGAGCAGGCTGCATATTGTATGTTGGATTTTACGGTAAAAGGTGGAAGGTTTGGCCTGTACCCTTCCGTGCCTTTTGGCAAATTGTTCAAAATTAATGCAAACAAAAAACCAGAAATTAAGGCATTATTTACCGATGGGAATATGAGTGGTATGGAAGTTGCTTTTTTAGAACCTGAAGAACGTCAAGCTTTTCAGGCTGCTGTTTTGTATCGCCAAGAAACCACAAATGGTTTTCCGCAAACCCGAACAAAAATTATACGCATTAATGATCAATCATCCGACCCAGTAGAGCAATTTGATTTAACTCAATTTTGCACAAACGAAGAGCAAGCGATTGCATTTGGTAAATTTGCATTGGCGGTGCGTACGTTAATTACGCACGGAATCAAATTTCAAACTACACCTAATGCAGCGGCTGGTTTGCAACCAGGTGAATATATACGAGTCGCAACAACAGTGACGCATTTATCGCAAAATAGAAGCGGCAGTATTGACCCTACGGGCTACATTCAATCATCAGCAACATTAGGGGTTGGTACGTTCCCAATTGTGTATTGGTCAGCAAACAGCACGGCAGTTAAAGAAACATCATTAACTGTCACTTCGCGAGGCGCAGAGCCCGGACCTTGTACTAATCAATCAGTGTTGTATAACAGCCTTTGGTGTGAAATGGTCACAACCAGTGAAAAACGCATTTATAAAGTTGAGACTATTTCATTTTCTGACGACGGTTTGATTGAGATCAGTGCAAGTGAGGCACCATTAAACGAGACAACAGGTGGTCTCGCGACATTAGATTGGGTCAATGATCCTGACCTTTACGAGGTAATTGGATGAACCAGCGAATTTTTCCCGCCATTGTTCCTAGTAGCAGGAAGTTTGTTCCAGGCGAAAGACCTGAGACGCAATTCCGGGCGCAAAACGGTGCGACTACCTTTGTGTCTTTTGGCAATCGCCCAGTAGATTGTCAGCTGGAGCTAATTTTTAACAATATTGACGATTCAATCGCTGCTGAAATTTTGGACCACTACCGGTCAGTGCTTACCAGCGATTACGTCATGTTTGACAATGACCACGGGCTCGGCGGAATGCTGCCGGTCTTGCAGTCGTCGGTTGACTCTGGCACAGGAGACTTAAAATACAGGTATTCAAAACCGCCTGAAGTAACAAGCGTTTTTCCTGGCGTGTCCAGTGTTGTGTGCTCGTTTACCGGGTATTTGTTTGGTGGGTAGAATGACAACAAGAAATTAACTCGGTCTGTCGGCTATGGCTTATTTCAGCGGTCAAAACGGCAACATGAGAATTGCCAATCCAATTGGTTCGCAATATGAAGCTGTCACAGCCGTTAAAGATTGGAGTATAAATTTTCAAATGGCTACGCTTGATACAAGCACGCTTGGAGATAGAGACAATACGATATTGCCAGGCTTGCGTTCGTTTGATGGTTCTTGCACGGTTCTTTATTATTCAACGCCAGGTAGAAGTAATTTTGAAGAGCTTGGCGGTGCAACTGTCAAATCAACCAATCAACCTTTAACAAATACCTCAGGGCCTAATTTTGGGGCGCTAGCAGATGCCGCAATACCTGTTCAACTTCAGTTGAAAGTCATTAATGGCAATGACGTCAAAACTTGTGGAGTATCGGTATATATAACTGGTTTTCAAATGACATGTTCTACCGGTGAGGTTTTTAGCGCATCAGTTAGTTTTACCGGCACAGGTGCTCCGCACGAATTTAATTTTTAGTCTCAAATGTCTATTTATTTTGGCAGCACCGGAACAGTTGAACTGAAGCGAAAAGCGGGCCATGCAGCTTTCCCCACGCTTGAGCCTTCTGATATTTCAATACCTGCGCGTCGATTTACAACCAGCCAAGAAGCCGGTCAGGTTTTCATTGTCGGGGATGAGGTGGAAATTGAGCGCATTGATAAAGATGCCAATGGCCAATTGCAAAATTTACAACTAGTTTCTGGTCATAATTATCCTGATTGGCGCGGTTACATTTCAGTTGATGCTTTGGGTGGTTTACGTTTATATGACAGTTTTGCCGACGCAGTAACAAGTGACCGCTTAAAAGCGTTGGAACTTATTGAACCTACAGTTCAGCAAGAATTAAAGATCCAGACACGCAACACTGCTTGGCGTGGTTTAGCTCAGGTCACTGAATTTGATTTCACAACGGAAAGGGAGCAAATTGACATTACGGTTTTAAGAGAAAATTTTAAATCCCAATTTGATGCTGGTTTAATTTCTGGTCAAGGATCTTTGAATTGTTTTTGGGAGCATAAAAGCGAATTGTGCGAATACAAAAGCGATCAAAACTTGACGGAGTTTCCGAACTATTTGGCGCAACTCTGTATCAGGCTTATTCAGGGCGCAGATTTCTTAGGTCGCTTTTATATTTTCAAGGGCGAGCAAAGTGATGACATACAAAGTGTCTGGTACGAAGCTGAGTGTATTGTCCAAAACTGCACTGTTAATGTCCCAGCTGCTGGCGTCATTGAAACCAGCATTAATTTCTTAACGACGAAAACAGTTTCATTGCGTACTGGCTACCCGCCTGTGGAGTTAATTACCCAAGCCGGTGGAATTATTGAAACGCAAAACGCTAGCGCTTTAAATGTGCAAGTTCTTGACGACTAGAATATGACCAACTTCGTTTTTAAATCATGGCAGGCATCGAGATTTCTGCGCTGCCTCCGTTGGCGGGTACAGCACTTCAATCATTAGATGTACTGCCGATTGTTGACCTGTCAGCAGCTGAAACCAAGAAAGTAACGGCATTAGACCTTGTTCTTGGAGGTATCAACGCAGCAGGCACAGGCACAGTCAACCCGAACATCATTGACTGGGGCAGCCTTGCGCCGGAATTAATTGATGGTTCGTCGATTGTTATTGAATCGATCCAGACTGACCGCTTAGCAAATTTGGCGGTTACTGCGGCAAAGCTCGCTGTTGATTCTGTTTACACAAACGCAATACAAGATGACGCTTGCACCAGCGTTAAGATCCCAAATAATGCCATTTTAGCAAGGCACATTGGGCCTCTTGAAATCAAGACAGCTGCCTTAGATGACCTCAGTGTCACCAGCGGCAAAGTTAATTTTGCGGCCGACACAATTGATGCCGCTTTTTTGCAAAGCAATTCTGTTACTACGGTACAGATTGCCCCGGCTGCGATTACATCAGTTGAGCTGGGATTAAACAGTGTAGGCACCAATGCCATTGTTAATTCCAGCATTACAACAGATAAATATGCTGATGCAAGTATTTCGACCGACAAGCTACAAAGTGCCATTATTGATGCAGATAAGCTCGCCTCAAATTGTGTCGGAACAGATGCCCTTATTGATGGAAATACTACAACTGCAAAACTTGCTGATTTAGCATGTACTACGGAAAAAATAGCCTTGGAGGCAATTACTGATGCTCAGGTAGATAGCGGTGGCATTGGCCGAATAGCAGACAACGCGATCTCAAATGCAAACCTTCAGGCAAGCAGCGTCGACACTGCCAACATTGTTGATGCTGCAATTGTTGACAGCAAGGTAGCAGTTGGCCTCAATGGCTCTAAGCTATTAAATAACTCATTGTCGACAGATAAATATGCCGATGGTTCTGTCGGGGGCAATGCCCTAGCAAACAACAGTATTTCGGATGTTCACATCCAAACTGCAGCTGTAACCGACGCAAAAATTCTAGATTGTAATGGTAGTAAATTAATTGATGGCACTGTTACAGGGTTGAAGTTTGACATTAACTCTTTTAGTGGCGGCTTGAAAGTTGAAGGTGGAATTGTCGTTCATACCAACGAGATTGATCCTGGATCGCGTAACGGCATCACGTACGACGCACAAGGGCACATCACAGCTGCAGTCGAACTTCTTCCAGGAGAACTTCCTCTTGCCACAACCACAACAGTTGGTGCAGTCAGTATTCCGACAGACGGCGGCTTGGTTATCGACGCTGCTGGATCGCTCAGCATTGAGGCAGCTATTGCACCTGGCTCGGTCTCAGGGATCACGTATGACTTGCATGGAAACATCACAGCCACTCGTCCTTTAGAAGGAGGAGACCTTCCAGTCAGCACATCCACAACACTTGGTGGAGTCATTGTTCCAACAACTAATAGCAACCCAATTGTTGTTGATGCCAACGGAAATATAACTTTGACGACTCAACCATTGCTGCCTGGTAGGTATGCATCGGTTGATATTAATCAATACGGTTTAGCTGTCGGTGGTTCTGCCATTCTTGCTGTTGATCAAATTCCTGATCTTAATGCAGGCAAAATTACTTCTGGGCAATTTACCAATGAATTTATAGGCGATGACGCGATTGATTCGCCTCAGATTACCGATTACGCCACCTGTTTAATGCAGGAAGATTTCCCTGGAACGGGAGATTTCCTAGGTCAGTTCTGGTACACACCATCAACAGCCCAGCTTCGTGTTTACTCCCGAGGATCTGGTCCTGCAAACGTATGGACAAGTGTGGGATTTGGAAATCTGCAACAGCAGAACTTGCGGGTTGGCTTCACGTATAACGCGACCACTGCAACAGTCATCAATCTGACCCCTGAAGGTATTCAAGCCGGTCTAGTTGCTGGCAGCC